TGTTGACATTAAGAAAAAGCGATAAAAAATCGTATGAGACATTAAGCAAGGTTTTAGTAAAAGGTGTAAATGATAAAGACGCACTTGAAGTAGCGGAATTTTTGTATGCTGCCTACAAAAATGCAAATCAGGACGAAGATTGCATGTCGTTTACAGAGTTTTTCGAAAATATGGACCAGGACTGGAGAAAGAACATGGAAGTGATTAATGAGATGTATTCGCCGTCAAAAAAGCAGGATTCCGGGACGGATTCCGAAGAGTAACACGTAAGAAAGCAAAAGGTTATTTAAGACTTCCACGGTTCGAAATTGAAACCGTGGAAGATATGTACGTCTATTACGTGATTATGAATGGAATCAGCGAGGATTTGTTTTGGTATTCGGAATATAATTCCCTGCTTACGATCCTGGAAGATAAATATGCATATGAAGCGTGGAAGGCATATGCAGAAGAACAGATGTTGGAGAGAGGGTGATTGATTAAGCAACAGAGAAGCAAGCGTGAAGTTCCGGGCGGATACGAAAGAACTGACGAGCGGTTTAAAACAGGCAGAATCGTCACTGAAAGCGTTACGTGCGGAACTAAAACTGAACGAAACACAAATGAAAGGCACCGGAGAGTCAACAGACACTCTGGAAAAGAGAGAGAAACTCTTACAGAAAGAGCTGGAAGCAAGCAGCCAGAAAGTAGAATTGTTGACCGGGAAAATGGAGTCAGCAAAAGCCATATTCGGGGAAAACTCGATTGAAGCGAATAACTGGAGTGCAAAACTTGCGGACGCAAAAAGAGCACAGGAGGCTATCTCACAAGAACTCTCACAGACATCTGCAAAACTGGAAGAACAAAGAAACGCAGAGACACAGCTGTCTGCGGAGCAGCTGAAAGCAGCAGAAGAAGCAAAGAAACAAGCGGAAGCAGAAGAACAGCTAAGAACAGCTGTTGGACAGGCAGATAGTAAGATTCGGGAACTGGATCAAGAACTACAGCTGAACGAAACAAAACTGGATGGAGCAAAGAATAAAACAGACCTCTTGAAAGAACGCCAGAAACTTCTTGGACAGGAATCAAAAGCAGCTGCAGACAAGACGAAGATCTTGCGGGATGCACTGGATGAATGCGCCAGGGAAGTTGGAGAGGATTCCGAAAAGTACGCAGAATTAAAAACAGAACTGATGGAATCCAAGATCAAACAGGAAGAGATCCGGAATGAGATCAAGAAGACTTCAGAGGAATTAAGAAATCAAAAGACAGCCATTCAGTCATTTGGCGAGGGACTTGGAAAATTCGGCGAAGGGACAGAAAAAGTTGGCCAGAACCTGAAAGTAGCCAGCACGGCGGCGGCCGGAGCATTGGCCGGAGCCGGGACGGCAGCAGTGCAGTTTGAATCCGCTTTCGCAGGTGTCAAAAAGACATCGGACGAAGTATTTGACGCAAATGGAAAGTGTGTATATAGCTACCAGCAGTTAGAAGACGGGATCCGCTCAATGGCAAAAGAGATTCCGGCATCTACAACGGAGATTTCTGAGGTTGCAGAAGCTGCCGGACAGTTAGGTATTAAGACTCAGGACGTCTTAGGATTTACCCGCGTTATGATCGACATGGGTAATTCTACCAACCTGTCGGCAGAAGATGCAGCAACATCTATTGCGAAATTCGCAAATATTACCGGCTTGGCGGCAGACACCTCTATGAGTGCGGATGAAAAATATAAGAAGATGGGAAGCACCATTGTAGACCTGGGTAACAACTACGCCACAACTGAGGCAGACATCATGAATATGGCAACTAATCTTGCATCCGCAGGTACGCAGGTAGGAATGTCAGAATCTGACATTCTTGCACTGGCTACGGCGTTAAGTTCAGTTGGAATGGAAGCACAGGCGGGCGGTACGGCATTCAGCAAAGCATTAATTGAAATGCAGCTTGCTGTAGAAACTAACAGTGATTCGTTAAAGGACTGGGCGGACGTAGCTGGAATGAGCACCAGCGAATTCTCCAAGAGATTCAAGGAAGACGCTACAGGCGCACTGGAAGCATTCATCGAAGGTCTTTCAAAATGCGGAGGAGAAAGCGACTCCGCTATCAAAGTCTTAAATGATATGGGCATCACAGAAACGAGAATGCGTGATGCATTACTAAGATCTGCGAATGCAAGTGATGTGTTTACGTCGGCAATCAGCACCGGAAAGAATGCCTGGGAAGAAAACACAGCATTAACCAATGAAGCGAATAAACGTTATGAAACGACGGCGTCGAAGCTGGCTATTATGAAGAACAATCTGTATGATGCCGGAATCACCCTTGGGAATATCTTTCTCCCGATGATTGCGGAAGGGACACAGAAAATCACAGGATTAGCACAGAAAATTGATGATCTGGACGGCGGACAGCAGAGAATGATACTCGGCATTATGGGAATTGTTGCGGTATTGTCTCCATTACTGATCGGCATCGGGAAGGTGTCTATCGGAATATCTTCGGTTATTGGACTTGGATCAAAAATAAGCGGGCTTTTTGCCGGAACTGCAGTAGCGGCAGCAGAAGTTGGAACAGCCGCAGAAGGAACCGGAGCAGCGCTGGCCGGAGCTGGGGGAGTGGCTCTAGGACCAATTCTATTAGTAACAGCTGCAATAGCTGGAGTGGTGGCTGGAATGGTTCTATTATGGAATAAAAGTGAATCATTCAGAGATTTCATAACAGGAATTATTGACACTGTAAAAAGTTCTATCACAGGGTTCCTAGACGGAATCAATATTGATGAAAAATTAAGCGGAATAAAAAGTGCAATATCCGGACTGAGTGATAAGCTGTCTGGGCTTGAAAATCTATTTAAGGCGATCGGCGCAATTTTGGCAGCAGTTTTGGTACCGGCGATCGGACTGCTGGCAGCAGGTTTCGGCGCTGTCTTAAGCATGATTGAACCGTTAATTGGAGCGGTCGGAGGAATTATAGATATACTGTCCGGATTGGGCGATATGATAGTTGGAGTGTTCACTGGTGATATAGATCTGGCAAAAGCAGGCCTGAAATTGTTTGGGACAGGCATTGTAGAAGTATTTGGTGGATTATGGGGAGAAATAACAGGTGCACTGGATGGATTTGCTTCAGGACTTGTAGGTTTCTTCGGAACTTTAATACATATTTGTGGCATAGATACGTTTGTAAGCGGTGTCATAGAAAAAATTACGGGTATTGCAGAAAAAATTTCGAATACATTACAAATAATCACCAGCATTGTGGGCGATGGAATTGCATCGATATTGGAAAAAGTATCGGGAATATTCCAGATTATCACATTACCATTCCAATTCATATGGGTGAACTGCAAAGATACAGTTATACAGGTATGGAATGAAATAAGTGTGAGAATCAGTGGTGTTATAGATACGATCGCCACAATAGTGTTAAACGGATTTGCACTTGTGAAAACATATATCATATCTCCAATCAGCGGCGCATTTACGATGGTTGTAAGCGTATTCGAAGGAATTAAGAGTGGAATCACCACAAGAATAGATGGTGTGAAAACATCGGCAAAGGCAGGATTCGAAACCGTAAAAAGCAATATTACGGGACCGATTAACAGTGCAAAAAGCATGGCGATAAGTATATTCGAAGGAATTAAGAGTGGAATCACCACAAGAATAAATGGTGTGAAAACATCGGCAAAGGCAGGATTCGAAACTGTAAAAAGCAATATTACGGGACCGATTAACAGTGCAAAAAGCATGGTGATAAGTATATTCGAAGGAATTAAGAACGGAATTACCACAAGAATTAACGGCGCACGAAACGCGGTAAAAAATGCGATATCAATTATTAAGAGTGCTTTTCATTTTTCTTGGAAACTTCCAGACTTAAAGTTGCCGCACATAAATATCGAAGGAAAATTTTCTTTGACACCTCCATCAGTACCACATTTCAGTATCGCCTGGCGCGCAAAAGGAGCGATATTCGACCAACCTACCATATTCCCTACCCGTCTCGGATGGCAGGGAGTAGGCGAAGCAGGGCCGGAAGCAGTCACACCGATCACAGTACTCCAGACGTATGTAGCAGATGCTGTTGAGAGAGGGCTGGAACGATTACAGAGAACAGAAAGAGATCCAATAGACTATGACAGACTTGCCATGGCTATGTCAAAAGTACATACTACTGTGAACTATAATGGCAGAGAATTTGGACGAATAATAAGAGAGGTTACTGAATGATATATTATGAAAATAATAATGGAACCAGGATGGATTTGGATAAGTGGCCAGTGGTAATCGAGGATATTACGGAATTATATGGGAAAGAGTGGAAATATTCCGCAACGGAAAATGTAAATGCAAATAGAAAAAAGTTGGATAAATTCTATAGAACCGGAATGAGCAAAAAAATAACATTGCAAGTATACGCGGATACAAAAGAAGAATATTGCGATGTAATGGACCAGCTGAACGAAATAACAGATATAGACATCATTGAAAAAAAACCTGGAAAACTATGGGTGGGAGATTATTATCTGGAATGTTATATAACAGAATTAAATCCGAAAGAGTACGATGAGATATTCTATACAGTAGATGTGGACGCTACAGTAGAAGCGTTCACATCTTACTGGATCGGCAAAAAAACATATACATTTCACAGCTATGGAATCACGTCTAGTGATAATAAACGGTATCCGGGAAAATATCCGTATCGATACGCAAACGGAATGGCGAGCAACTACCTTATTAATCCGAATTATACATCATCAAATTTTCAAATGATTATTTACGGACCAGTTGTTAGTCCTCAAGTTACGATAGGAAGCAACACATATCTGGTCAATATTACATTGGAAACAGGAGAATATCTTCGAATTGACAGCCGTTCCAGAACTATAGTAAAAGTACTAAAGAATGGCGAAGAGATGAACGAATACCACTGCAGGAGCAAGGGAAGAGAATTCTTTCAAAAGATCCAACCGGGACGGCAGATGATCCAGTGGACGGGAAAATTCAATTTCGACTTGACTGTTTATGAAGAAAGGAGCGAACCAAAATGGAACGTGCATCAAGCGCATTAGATGGAACTGCGGAAAAAATCCAGAGCCTTACAGTAGACGGTTCTGGAATATTCCCTTTAAGATTCATAACAGCAAAGCCGACCGGAGAGGAACAGGGGGAGCTATCTGACAGCGCAGAGGTAGATCTGGATGTCGGGGACACGAATGATTTCGAAATTAATACAGCGGTGTCAGAATATGACGCTAAACGCATAGGATACGGTTGCAAAATATTTATTCCAGGAACAGAATACGGAGGAATAATAGGAGACATAGAGTCCAATACAAATGAAGAAAAAGTTGTGATACGAGGAAGAACTTGGAGAGGAATGCTGCAATATAAAGTAGTAGAGCCACCGGCCGGACAGGACCATCTGGTTTTGTCAGGTGAATTAAATACAGCAATCCGAACATTGATAGGAGATCGCTTCGGCGATCTCATGGTTATTCCAGAAGTGGATACAGGCATAACGATAAAAAGCTGGCAGGTAGACCGCTATGTAACATTATACGATGCACTACAGAAGTTGGTGAGTAACTACGGCTGTAGACTACAGATCCAGTACGTACAGCCGGAAGGACTAAAATATGGCTATGTAACAGTACAGGCGGTACCGATAGTAGATTATTCTGAACAGTTGGAATATAGCCAGGAAGAGGGTATATACGTAACGGTCCGGGACTGCAGGAATGGCGTCAACCATTTGGTGTGCGTCGGAGAGGGAGAAAAACAGGATCGAGTCGTGCTACACCTATACGTACAGAAAAACGGAACTATTGGGAAAAAACAGTACTACACCGGATTGAATGAGATATCTGCAGTATACAACTATTCCAGTGCGGAAGCAGACAAACTGGAAGAAGATGGAACAAAACGGCTTAAAGAACTACAGAATTATAAAAAATGTGAAATGACGATCGATAATGCAGATCTGGAGATAGGTGACATCGTAGCCGGCTATGATGCAGTTACAAATACGCAGGTTATCAAACCGGTCATACAAAAGATCCTGAAGATCCAGGACGGGAAAATAACTATTGACTACAGCGTGAAAGGAGAAGACGAATAAATGGCAGGAATGAAAGGAATTACGGTTAACACAGCACCGGAAGCCGGGCCGCATATATATGCTGAAGACGATGCGGCTATATACCAGGCAATGTTTGGCGGTGACGGCGTGTCTACAATTGGACAAGCCTGCAAAGCTACTATACTTAGCAATAATAAAGTAAGAGTGGCGGACGGAGTAATCTGCGTGGGTGGACATATGGCAAGAATCCCGTATGGAGAATATGAAGATTGCGAGATTATGAATGGACAGTCGGAAAAAAATAGAAACGACATTATTGTAGCGAAATTCGAAACCACTGGTACTGGTGGAATTGATACCATGACTTGTGAAGTGATTCAGGGAACGGCCGGAGAGACTGCTACAGATCCAGAGCTTGCACAAGACGATATATATACCGGCGGAAAGACAAGGGAACTCCCACTGTACAGGGTAAAGATAGAGGGACTGAGTATAGTAGCGGTAGAGCAGATGTTCAAACTAAAACCAACGGCAGAAGAACTAAAGCTGTTGATTGAGTCCGTTGACAAAAAAATGACTAATAAAACACCAATTTACGGGACCACAGCTCTTATTGAAACCAAAGCTAATAGTTATAAAGACACAACTGTGGAATTTGGAAAAGCTTTCTCGAAAGCACCGTTCGTACTATTAACGTTATCTGGCGGCTCACAAAACACCAAAACTTTTGCAGTGCAGGTTAAAGATGTATCTACGACTGGAATGACAATACGAACTGTTAATGGGTATAGTTCAAGCGTATCAATGCTTATTAATTGGTGTGCATTTCCAAAGGGGGCATAAATGAGAATATTACAGTTTAAGGTAGCTGGCCAGAACCTTAGTAAGGACGGAGACTTCTCTGGTATTGTGGCCGGAACAAAAGGGTATCTGTACACAGCATATAACTTCGACAGTGAATGGGACGGTTGCAAGAAAGCAGCCGTCTTTTCCAGATACGACAAGGAATATCCTGTCCCGATTGTGAATGGCAAATGTGCCGTACCGGACGAAATCACGGAATATAAACGTTGGAAAGTATATCTGGTAGGAGAAAAAGCAGGATATCGTATCACAACGAATGAAGTGGAGGCGTATCAATCATGACCGTAGAAGAAGCATTAGCAGCATCGGTGGTCGAACCGGTCAACGACATTTTTGAAATCAACCCGGAAACCCGTGTGATTACAGTCCCGGCATCCGAAAAGCTGTTCGGTGTAGCAAATGACGGAAACACTGAAAGAAAACATTTCCGGTGTCCGAAAGTCGTAGGGAATAAC